TGTTCCCAATTTATACCATTGGTTGGTTTAAAAGTTTCTCTGAATTTCTCTCTAAAAACAAAGATATCCAAGTTGCGTCTATCATATCCGAACAAGGAGTCTCCACTGTCTTCGATTTTTTAATCCAAAGGTCCTGATTTGTTTCAAGTGTTTCCGTAAATTTTTTAAGGTCCTCCCTACCTTCTTTTTTAGTTATTTCTATTAAAGCTCTATACAATTCATCTTTCTTGGCGTTTCCCTTGACTGCAAATTTTTTGATGGTTGATGGGGAGAAAACAAAGAATCGATTATCCGGGATCTTTCCAAGAATTTTAAGTCTCAAAAGAGAAGTTGCCATTGAGATATCAATCAGAGAATTCCCGCTAGATCCAAAAGAAAGCCCTTCCATTCCTATGATTGTGTTATCATCTATGTGGGGTTCTATCAGTGAAAAAAATTCGTCGGTCAAATGAATGAATGCCCGCATTTTCATTGCCTCCTTGACGTGATACTCACCATCTATATTGTCTTTTTGGTAAACCTCGATAGCAGCACCGATCGATTCCAGCTCTTTAAAAGCAGAATTCTTTTTCTTCCATACCTTATCGGGATGATCAGATGTTCTATGGAGAGAACCAATATGGGATTCACCATTCGATAAGACACAGAAGGCTGGCGAATTCAAACTGAAATCTACCCCGATATATTTAAAATTATCCGATTTCGAGTTTGACATTGACATAATTACATTTGAACCCAACAGTGAAAGCTGCAAACTGTGGGGTTGTGGACGAATAGTTTAACTGGACCTCTCCCAAGCTTGTGACGATTACCTGTTGAAATGCAACTGATGCCATAATAATACCCTCGTTATCTAAAAGTCTTAAAGTGAGATCCGGAAAATATTCTTCCTTATTCTGAAAGTCTAAAAATTTAATTAAATTCTCATACATCACCCAATAATTAATGAATCCCTCTCCAAGCTTAAATGTGACGTTGAATTCTCTTTGAATGAGGTTTTGTATGGTTGTTGCGCTTTTGTATGATTGTCTAAATCCACCAGGTCTGATCTGTTCCACACTATCCACTGTTCTAAGGGTGGGGAAGGTCACGGATTGAATAGTCGAATTCATGAAGTCCAGAATAGTATCATACGGAATGGGCATTCTTTTGATGTACGGGGCATACTTTTCTTCCACCTCGGGATAGAAAAACCCCTTAGGAAAGTTAAATATAAAACCGTTTTGCCGGGAATTCAGTAGCATTCTTTACTTCTTCTTTTTAAATTTCGATTTGCCCGCTTCTAATTCTGAATTCTCATAGGGAGGAAAATTCAAATAATTTGCGTAAGCCAGGTATTGGTCATCATATTTACCATTCGATTTCTTAGGATGTATTTCCAAAGCAGCCTTTAGAAAATCTGTTGATGTTACCCCACTAAATAAACTATTTCCCGGATTACCAGGTTTAAAATAATAGTCAACTATTTTATCGGTTACCATTCCTAATCCTTCGTTGCCTGCTATAGACTGAGCCAATGAAGTTATCGTCCAGCTTTTCTTTATTTGTGTTCCTGATGCAGCCACGGATGTTGAGGATGTTCCAGTTGCATTAGATGCAGTCGTTAATACTTGTCCAAGAATAACAGCTTTAGGTAGCTGTGCAGAAACAGAGCCAGTTCCAAATTCATAAAAATCTCTTCCTGACAAAGGTATAATATCTGAATTAATCGTTTCAGCATTTGATTGAGGAACCGAACTAATTACCTGGTCACCCTTTATTAGTGTAGGGGAAGTAACAACAGATACCGTGGTCGTTCCAGTTGCTCCGGTTGTCCCCGTAGACCCTGTAGTTCCCGTAGATCCTCCAGTTCCTGTTGTTCCTGCTGGTCCGGTATCGGCGTTAGCAGAAAACTCTGCTGCTGTCTGCCATTTTCCCTGATATAATTTAGTCTCAACTGAGTCTGGGGTTTTAGAAACTATATAAAAATCTCTATTGGTGAATCCCAGTATTTTTTTGGAATTTTGCTCCACACATTTGAAAGCTATCTGTCCAAAATTAGGATTAGAAATGGAAACATTATTCTTTAGGTTTTCAATCTTGACGCTTTGATTTCCTGAATCAAGGAAAACTAAATAGTAGGATAGGGAGTTCCCAAGATCTAATATCTGTGGATTTCCATTTCCTTTTTTCTCATACACCGTGAACTTATAGAAGTTATCAAAAGGATCCACAGTGATGTTGGCAAGTCCCTGCCCATAAATGGTTGCAGTTTGCGATACCCCAGATTCAGATGTTAGATTGCCATTGAGATCAACAAAAAGATTCTCCTTCGAAACGGCTATATTCATATCCTTATAGAAAACAGGAATCTTTCTGTCCTTAATTATCGAAGGTCCGCTGGATGTGGAGTAATTTGATGTTAGTCTAGGTGATTCAACTACCTTATTGTATACTTTTTGTGGAAGTACCCCCTGTAAAACGCTGATCAAATTATTTTGTTTTCCGTACCTGTTAACATTCATAGAAGTCACCGAGGATCTTCTAATAGTCTGATTGGAATTTGTTTTATTAAATAACCTGAGGGTATAATTAACAGTAAATGATGTTACCAGTGGATTCTGAAGAATAGGCCTAAAAAGATACGGGGATTCAAAACCTGTTTCCTGTATTGTACTAAATCTTGAACTAGTGAAAATTCCCAGTCCCACTTGTTCTCTCACTTCTATTTCATGTATAACATAATAGATATTTCCCAGGGAATTCTCTGTGAATATAAAGTCCTCTATGAAGTTTCCCTGCCAAGTTGGATAATATTCAATGTAATCGTATGTTGTGTTTTCCTGTACAACTGCAACCAAATCCCCATATTCATCGGAAGAACTCAGCGAAAGAGAATTTCTTAGATCTGCTATGTAATTTTCATATCCATTAACCAGAGAGGTTTCTCTGATCTCATATAAAGATATGTTGATCGGTGCATTTCTCACATATCCATTCCCGTCGGATGATATCTTGGCCGCTAATGTTGAAGACTGTAGTGACTGCCCATTTAAAAGATCGAACTCAAATGTTGTGTTTGCATAAGAAGGAATCTTAATCTCAATATATCTGTCATAAATAGCTCCATTTAGATATATTGGATTGGGATTAAGAATTGGCGTGCTTATATCCCCCTTTTCAAATAGAATCTGTGATACTGTGGTTTTCTTTCCGTTTCTTTCGGTGAACTGTACCTGTAAAATAACACCATCAAGGTCATCGAAATTATAACCAGAGACAAAATGATATTTAATAGTATCATAATAAACCCCAATATTATAGGGAAAATTCACCGCAAGATTTGAGGTGTTGGTGAGGTTAGAATCAAAGTCTAGATATTGCGTTAACCTGTCTATGTCCAGAGTAACAAATCTACTTCTTCCAGTTTGAACCACACTCCTATCTCGTGTGTTACCAGTGGTTCCTACATCTTGAATTCTATTAAGAACCTGAGATGCTCCATCAAAATACCCATTGGTTATTTTTTCAAATCCAATGCTAGGTACTCCTGTATTAACAAAATATTGTTCGGGGTTGGGTGCTGCAGCGTATAGGTACTCTACAAGCAAATATGGAGAAATCTGTACAAATCTTTGTGAGGTTGTATATGGCATGCCTTATATATCGGATATTTTAGGATCCTTTAGAATTTGAAGAGTCCGTAGCTTATACCGATTCCAAAGGTAACTGTGGGTCCAAAGATAGGCTGTCCGTTGATACCATATCCTGCTGACATTCCAACTCCTAACATCGGACCTATTGACCATTTTTTCTGTGGAAAATATTTTTTAATCACATCCGACTTCTGTGGTTCTATAATTGCCCCGTCGATCCTAGTTATTGACATACCCGGATATTGAGGATCCACATATATTTCAAGTGTTCCGTTCTTTTCTCTTAGTCCGGTAACGAGGGTCAGAGCCAATTCATCTTGCTTGATTGTTGTTCCCTTAGATGAGATATTCCTGGCGGAATCGACCAGAACCGATGTTTCACCAGAGAATTTTCTGTAATTACCCTCTGAATAAACTGTGTCATAGTTCCAGGCAAGTCCGTATACACCATCTCTATATTTGATGACCTCATTAGTTATTGTAATAGGATCAGGGATTGTTATGCTACCCCCGATTTTCTGAATGGTAATAATTTTACCTTTTAACTTCTTGACTTCGGCATCCAAATCTTTATTAAGAATGGCAAGATTATCATTATCAGCTAGCAGAGCTTTTTTCACAGAGATTAGGTCTCCAACTTTGTTCTTTTCCGTCCTAACTGAATCTTTTAAAGCCTCGATATTAACATTAGACATTTTCTCTCTAATCTCCGCCTTTTTAGTTGCATCACACTGTCTCAGAAGAAGCATGATCGTGATTGCAATAATAAGAATATACCAGAGATCCTTCCTTATTGAGAAATCCTTTAATTTTTGTTTGTAATCCATATTAGATTTTTATTTCTTCAAGCATTTCTTGAACGTACTCCTCACCATGTTGGTTAACCAGATCGTTCAGAAAAATTCTTTCTTGGGTTCTTGTTTCTTCAAGCTCGCTTAGTTTATCTTTGATTTTTTGAGAGATGCTTTGGATCTCATCGAGTTTTTGATCTGCTTCCTCGTAGGAATCTATAGCTCCAGGAGTATACTTTTCAGATTTAAGCTCATTTTCTAGCAACTCGATCGAATTCCAGATTCCCTGATAGGTCGCAATAAATTCAAATATTCTCGGGTGTATCATATTTTTAGTATAATAGATATTGAAATGTTGCTCTAACTGCTCCGTCCGTGCCATTAGGACCAGAATCGGATAAAGAAAAATACGGGAAGCTATCAGGGGCTGATTTTATTTCTACAAAATGAGGCCCTCCTCTAAATGAAGTTCCGGATCCAATACAATAGTATCCGTTTCCACCTCCAATTCCAGCTATACCACTAAAGGAATCTGAGGGTCTGCCTGGATATATTATATTAGTGGCTTCGGTCGATCCAAAATCTTGAACAAGAACGACGGGGAAAAATATCAAAGCCTCTTTTCCTATTCCTCCATTAAACCTTCCATAAAACCGATTAAGAATCAATGAGCAATTGACCATAGCTCCAACCCTACTCCACATAATAAATCCCTCTAAGTAATCAAATTTCGAGCCAGGACCTACGGGTCCAGATATTTCTGATCCGCCAAAACTATTAGGTACACCATTAACTCTGGTAGTATATTGGCCTAGAGCATTTTTTACTTTTACTCTCATTTGAGATTGTCCCGACGGAAATGTCATGTATTGTCCAGCGTATGGTAGCTCTCCCCACCCAGCCTTTAGATATACAACGCCAGAACAGATTAGTTCTTCATTCTTTTTTACTCCATATATTTCATTTTCACCTAATTGTACCTTACCATTAACTAATCCTCCAGTAGAGGTTCCCGTGTTTTGATAGCTGACATATTGATCCGCATCATTTTTCTTGTGATATTCTCTGGTTCTTACAGATCTCTCAGAAAATGTGTTTCCAACCCCATCCACTTGAAATATCGTATTACCTGAGGGAATAGGAGCTAATGTTCCAGAAGTATATCCAGCATCATCGTTAACCTGTATTGCTCTCCATTCATGTTTATTTCCAGAGCCGGTCCTTTTATTTATTGCTGTTTGGTAGCTTATGTTAGTATCTGTGGAAACAAATGTTGAATTAGCTGCCACCGAGCCAGCAGGAAGACCGTTCATTGATGTTGCAGTATATAAAGCTGTTGCTCCTACAGAGGGCCCATTACCTCCAGTTCCTCCGGCTATTACGACCCTGGCTCCGGCTCCAAACCCTCCAATGATATAGGCAAGTGGTCCTCCTATCCAAGCTTGTCCCTCCACGCCCAAAGATCCTTTAGGAGTTGCGTTGTTAGTTATATTGAGATTTACTCCCGTACTAATTAATAATCCTCCGCTGGATTGTGCATCATCAAATATAGTCAATTTTGGACATCCTGCTGTTCCACCGAGTCCTGTACTTCCCATGACGGAATTTCCCTGCACCCTAATACCATTGGTTGGTCCAGTAAATCCATTAGTTTGTACAAAGGAATAATCTCCAAAGCAGGCATTACCTACAACAGAAAGATTATTTCTCGTTGGAAAGCCGGGCCCTATATTGACTTTTTCTCCGCTATCTGAAACACTAAATCCGGGGGAAAGCGCAAAAAATCCCCTGCTATTAAGGTCCGTATCCCAAACACAAAGAGCTAAGCTGTTGTTTTTAGCTCCCGTTGCCGCACCGGTGTTAGAATTTCCTCCTATGCTTATTTCTATACCATTCGGATAATTATTTGCCCTGCTGGTGGTAGTATCACGATCACGGTGGACCTTCAGCATTGAAAATATTCCAACTGGCGATGAGTTATCATGAGGAAGTATGTTCGGAATGAGGGTTTCTGGCGACGTCAATGTGTCTTTCTCTCCTATTGAGACCCCACCCTGAACGGAAAGTCTGTGATATTTCTGATTAGGTTGTGCACCACCTCTATATCCAAGAGCTGTGGTGTTCGGGGAAAAGAAGTTCTGTGCATTTTCCCCTATAGCCACAGAATTAGGACCGCTTACTCCCGCTCCTGATCCACCAGCAGCTAAAATAATAGGTCCTTCGGATGATGTTCCTCCGTTGACCCCTATCCTAACCTGTCCACCGGTGGAGGATGGGGTTGCCCTTATATCCAAGAATTTATTAGCTCCTGTGGTATTTATGACCGATCTTGATGGTCCAGTTCCCTGAAAGTAGGTGGTTGATGAAAAAACTCGAGAAAGCTGTGAACCAGAATTAGAAATTCTATGATCAGATGAAAGCATTCCCAGCTCTACTGGAGAGATCCCGGTTGTTCCGAAAAAGATATCCTGCGCTATTCTAGATGATAATCCCTTATCATCATTAAAAATTGGACTTCCTATTCCTATCTGAACCCTTCCAGGGTAATTAGTAGTCCACGAATCCTCAGATCTGAAATCTGCAGCAGCTTGTGGATTCGATGCGGAGTTAGATTGTGTAACTACCCACATCCTAGGATTGGCGTAGTTATATGAATTAGAGGAAACAGAAGGGGTAACCCCGTTTCTTGCTCCGGGACCCAAGGATCCAACTCCCAAATATCCCTGTGAAAGTATTGAATATGAACCAACGGATCCACCAACGCCACTATTGGATGTTGCTGAAAATATTAATCCCGAATTGGACGATCCGGATGTTGCAGTGTTATGCCATGATAAATCACCTCCAACAGCAAGATTTCCATTAACTGATAGCTTTCTCCTATTTGTGGTTAAATTGGTTCTCCCGAAACCAATTCCAGCACCACTCGAATCCACATATAGATAAGCTCCCGATTGAGGAGAAGGGGTTCCTGATGGCTGATTAGAAACTTCTAGCCATCCAGTTCCTGCAGATCCCACATCGGCATAAACCCCATGTCCTCCGGCGGGGGAAGCTATAATATAAGATTGGGTAGATGTTAAGCTTACTTCTCCGGTAGGACCAATTGCAATGATATTAACTCCTTGCCCGCCTGTAGCAGAGGAGCTTGAAGATATTCTAACGGAACCGGTTGGATTGTCTATTAATAGATTATAGGAGGAAGAGATAGAATCCCATCCAATGTAAGGATTAAAAAGGGATTGGGCTCCACCTGATCCGCCTCCAGATGATTCAAATTGACTTTTTCCAAAAGAAATAAGTTTATCCCTGCTATCTGTTGTGATTTTAAATTTCGAGTTTTCATAATTAAGCCCTGTTACTGAAGGAGTTGCATAGTCAACTATATTATGATCAGAAAGAATAACGGTGTCGTTAGAAGCTCCAGTTCCCGCAATCATAATAGCAGTTCCAACACCACCCCCTTGGAATTGAACGGGACTAATTCTCTGAAAAACATCTCCCTGCGCTAATCCATATCCAGTAAAAGTCCATCCTGCAGTTGCGCCAAGATAAATGTATACGTCCTGATTTGATGAGTTAATATCCAACCAGTAATCTCCAACATTAGGAAAAGAAGCCGGGTTTCCCCCCGTTATGGATGTTGGGCCTAAAGGTCCAGAAGATCCTGATGGTCCGGATGGTCCATCCTGAACAAACCATTTTGATCCCTGTAATCCCTGAACCCCCTGGGGTCCTTGAGGTCCCTGAGGTCCGATAGGTCCAGTTGGTCCAGCGGGTCCAACTGCTCCTTGTGGTCCTCCACCTGCAGATAAAATCTGATCAAAATTATAATTAATCTTGTCAACTAAATTAGACTGGTTATCACCTTCTAATAGATTTAAAATATTGATTTGTGGCATCTCTTCTTTTAGTTCATTTATATATCAGATTTTCAACCTCTCCTAAATTTTTCCAATTTGAAAAGAAAATGCTATGGAGTAATCAAAAGACGGATCCTTGGTCAAATAGAATTCATAAACCCGTTCTGTTCTTTTAACAAATCTTGCATCAGCCGTAGGTATAAATCCATTTACAACCTTCTCATAATCTGCAAGGTTAGCAACAACAGCTCCATAAGGATTAGTTGCTGCATTGGCAATTGGAATTTTTCTCACATAAGCCCTTAACTCTTTAGCTTCGTAGGTTTGAATAATGTTCTGAGAAATATATTCCTCAACATCATCAGAAACAGTGCTTAATGATCCAAATCCAAATTCAGGAATTATAATCTTTTCGAATATTTTATCCGCCCCATTTTCATTAAAGAATCTCACTAGCATTCTATCCAGCAATACAATTCCTCTGATCTCATCGAGAGTTTCCTCGAATAGTATTTCATAGGATGGGAAATTAGCAGGATCCTGATTTAACACATCTATAACCGGTGTTCCATATAGATTCTGTTTTGATTGGGTGAACAGCTCTGGTGTTTTCATAATTTTGCTGCCAAAGAAGCTTTTAGATTCCTTCATACTTCTGGTTCCCGGCAGAGAATTATAGTTGGAGGAATTCACATATTCGCGAATAAAACCAGGATCCCAAGAACTCAAAAAGAGCGAAAGATCTCTTTTATCTATAGGAGTTTGATTAACTAGAGGATAGACCAGAGAATATGATGAATTCTGTGATATAGCAAAAATATAGCTGAGTGAATACTTATTATAGTTTACATTTTTAACCACTCCAAAATTGTCCTTATGAGGACCAAAAGAAGTCTGAGCATAATGCAACGGATCTATGATGTTAATTTTTCCTCCCGCATATTTAGATCCTGCAGAAACGTAAAATATTTCATCCGGTAAATTATATCCAACGTACAGGGAAACATAAGAAGATGGGGATCCAGGATTTCCGGATGAAGTGTATCCATACGTTATGAAACTTCCAGATATTCCAGATCCTATCTCAGAGTCTGAGAAATAAAGAAGATTCCCGACATTGGACGGATCGCTGAGATCGAAATAATATGTGTTTCCTCTTATGAGATTTATATCATCCGCCTCCACATCATCAATCCAAAAACATTTAGTTGATCCCAGATCATAAAGATCGTTTTCCGTGCTTTTAGTATCGAATTTCACATTAAATGTTGTTCCGTTTGGAACATAAGATAATAAATAATCCGTCTTGGTTCTTTCAAACTTAAGAACATCTCTAAAGATAGGATTATAGCCTCCGCCATACCTATATAATTCAGTTCTAGCGCTTATTTTATTGATGGTATATCCAATATCTTGAACATTTAGTTCGGATGGCTTATTTGCGTCTAAACGAGGAATAGCATAGGTGTTTTGTTCTATTAAGGAAGGACTAGAAAACTCAAGGTTAAATTTATTTGGTAGCTGATTCGTAGACTGTGAAGCCTCGTTCCAAACGCATGTGGTATATTCTATAAATGGATTCTCCGTATTGACCTGAATCGAGATACTAGCAAAAGAAAGCTTCTCCATCAATGGCTTCATATGCCCTAAACCTCCCTCAACCTGATAGATAGGGATTTGGGATATAGTCGGATAACTCGCTGGAACGGGGACGTCCTGCGGAGCGGTATATCCTATCGCTGAAAAATCAAAGAAGTATGCTGGCTCGGTTTCTCTAAAGTTCAACACATCCTGCTGTACTCCGGTTGGCCAAGGAAGGGTATATGTACCACTAAAAGATGGGATTCCATAGAAAGATCCCGGTCCGGTCGATGAAACAGTAGAGGGCAAAGTAGTTTTAGGATAAACAAGTAAAATCTCCTCTCTAAGGTCCACATCGTAATCAGGATTTTCAACTATGTATATCTTACCGTTATCAAGAGGAGTACCGGAGTTAACATTGGAAACCTGACCACCCGTTGTGGGGATGAAAGTTATGTTTAACCCGCAGCTTAATTTGACATCCCCTATTACAGGTAATTGAATAAATGATGGGGAGGAATAGGAGACATCGCTCCTTTTCAATTTATCGGTTAACGAATATAGCAGAAAATAGTCAAGAGCTCCCATTTGGGCTGGACTGGAGTCGTACAGATTCTCTGCTCTTAGCTCATCGATAAGAACCTCAGCAACAAATGTGATCGTCTTGAAAGTTCTGTTTTCAATTATTCTAAGCTTAGTGGGAGTCTGGATCTGGTCGTCTATATTTTGAATAACCTTTAAAATACAAGAAAATTTATATCCGTCGAAAAATTTGTCATCTGTGAAAAACTTAGCTCCCTGTTCTCCAGTAAAATTTTCTAACTTCCTTTTGAATTTAACTCTTGCTCCTCTGAAAAGGGTTTCACAAAATCCAGACTCATCATTGAATTTAATAAAAGTAAATCTCTCAGTTAAATTGACATTCTCTATCGTGGATGAATTAGGATAAAAAGACACAAAATCCTCACCTTCCTGAACAAAATAATCCACGAAATAATCTCTTCTATTAGGGTCTGCATCTTTAATATCAGTTAGTGAAAAGAGGGAAGATCCATAGGATTTATCCTTGTGCATATTCTCCTCGGGCAGAATCTCTGGGGGAGTCTGTAAGGTGTACCATTCATGAGTAAAATACTTGGGATCCTGGGTTCTTCTAAAAAAACTAGGGGAAAAATTCAAAGGGCTAAAAGCTGAATTTGAATTTAATCTGTATCCGTTTCCTCTGGCGTCTGTCCCTCCATTCAAGGCCCATTTTGTAATGTATGGTTCTATCCTACTTTTAAGGACATACTCTTTTAAATAATTATCCTTAGTGTATTCATATTCAGAATCTAATTTACCAAAAAACATCTGATCATATTTTTTAGTAATGGCTAGAGAATCATCGTAAAATTTAAAATCCTGTACACCATAAAAACCCGGGAATTTATCCAAATCAGGATAGATGTTTCCATCAAAAAGGGAGGGTGATGCAATTGTGTTTTGTGTTGGACTATTTCTCGTAAATCTGGTTGGTATAACTCCAACTTCAGAAACGGATGATTGAGTTATTAAGGAATAGCTTTCTACACCCACAACTCCTTCAAAAAAATCCGGTCCGGTTATAACTGAGCTATTATAATTTATCACTGTTCCGTCGGTAACGAAATAAGTTACTCCAGGAACAATTAGAGATTTTCCATCAGGCTGAGCGTCTAGATATTTGTAATACTCTTCGGTTGGTGTGTATCCATAATCACTACTCCAAAAATCCATATCAACTTCTCTAAGTCCAAGAAAAGAGAATAATCCCGTTGGAATCTCATATATTTCATATGCTGATATTAATCCTTCACCAAAAGAAGCCTTATGGGTAAAATCCGAAAGTTCTACCGTTGCATGCGTTTTGAAATCCTTGAGACCTAAAATTTCACCCCTTCTGATAGAGTATTGATCAACAAATCTATAAACTCCCGACACTTTGGAAATACCAAGATCGGTTTCTACGTAAGTTTTTCCGGGAATAATCTTTCTTGAATCCTCTATCTTCATTTTAACCCGAATCTTAGGGTAATCCGATCCACCAATGAAAATCCTCTTTGAGTTTATATCGGCAACATCATCATCATTGAAGAATATAACTCCCCTTCTGGTATCGGGCATTCTCGTCAGTGTGGAGAAATTTTGGAAGAAATCCAGAGCATATAAATTGTTCTGGCTCAACCCTGTTGCCTTGATTCTGATGGCTACTTCGTCTCCGTCCGAAAATGCTTCGAATGAATTATATTTATATGCGTTTATTAATCCAGCGACAGAAGAAGCAATTTGTTCATTGGTACCAAATGGATGGAAATAATAAGCTCCGGATTCAGAATAATAACTTCCTGGGCCCCATTCATCGATAACAGAAGACATATCAGAAGCGAGAAAAATATCATATCTCTCACCAGGAATTCCCAAGGATCCCAAAGGATGATAAAATATAAAAGAATCTGAATTTGTGTTCGATAGCTGTCCCCCAACTCTAATAACAAAATGTGATCTCCCCTTTTCACCGGTTTGTCCCGCTGGGTACTGTTTTCTGGTTGTTGGATCTCCGCCCGTAAAATCACCTAGATTTACCTTTATATCCTGTAAAACTAATTGATTTTCATATCCAGGTATTCCATATGAACTATGAAATGGTCGTGGGGATGATGAGCTATAATCGAAATCTCTCTTAAGAGAATGAAATTCCCCATTTTTATTCTGAATATAGAATAGCTTGGTGTCTTCTAGAACATTGGCGTCATCGGAGCTAGGAATAAATCCAAATGCGTCTTCTGAATTTATAAAGAGTCTTACTCCGTTCTCATTATACTGATAGTAATCTTCCGAATTTTTATAATATCCCTTGTTGTTCATACTTGGAATCGGAGTGTTTCCCGAGTTTCCGTTGTCTCTATAAAGAGCATTGCCATCGAGCTTAAATTTGCCCAGATCTATTGCATTCACATAAAGTCCAAAGTATCTATTAATGCTAAAAAGGTTGGACTGCTCGTCATCAAAAAAGAACTCAAGATTCAATAGTTTGGATCCAATAATTCCATTTCTCTGAAATCCATTTGTCACATATTCCTCAAATTCTATCTGGGATTTAGGATCCGACGCATAACCATAAAAATATTCTCCTTTTTTATCAAATATTCCTCTCTGATAATTGACTCCATTATATGTAGTCAGAAGGTTCTCCTCAAATTTAACATCTATCATTGATTCGGAATATTCTCTAGAGTTTTTTATTCCCCTTAGGTATTTTCCTAATTTTGATGACTCTCCCATGTCATATGTAGCAACTATGGTTGCTTTTGGAAGAATTTTTTCTAAAAAATGACTCGAAGGATCCTCTACATTGGAGAGATTAAAAAGTGGATCTAGTAAAATGACATTGCCAACTCCTCCATTTTCCGAGAATGTTGTAGAGGAGGCAACAAAGGTCTGTCCATCATTATAAATAATAGAACCAGAGGTAATCGAATATGGAACATATCCAGTGGCTGTCGCGTCAACATTTATATTTTGTACAACTTTGTATGAGTTACCAATTACAAGCGAAGAAACGGGAACAGAATAAGAGTAATCAATAGGATCTGACAATCTAAATATCACAAAATATTCAGGTATATCTCCACCCATCCATAGGGGAGCTAGATATCTAAAATCCTCATCATATTTATCAGATATAAGAGGCTCAACTCCTGTTGCATAGGTGAAATCATAAATTAAATTAGGATCGTTTACCTGAGTTTTCTGTGGTGAAATCTCGTTTTTTATACCAAAAACAAAATCCACTGGTGTTTCTCCCTTATTGAAGAAATTATAGAGATCTAGATTATATGATGAATCTGGAGAAATTCTAAAGGCCTTATATTGAGACTTACTCATTTCCTCGTTTGAATCGATAGAATTGAGCCAAATATCTCCTCTAGAATCCGTAGATATCTTGACGTTTCCGGAAATTTTGGGGTTTGCTCTTAAAACTCCGAATGAAGAATTCTGTTTAAAAATTTTCTTTACCACTGAGATCTATATTAGCTTACTGTATTTATCGATTGTGTATATGCAGGTGAAACAAGCGATGTTCTAGTATAGCTTCCAGATGATAGAATGTCAAATGAGAATAGATCCTCGTTTTTAACTTGGATGTCTATTCCTATTTTTTTAGTATAGGTTACGTTTTTTAGGGTACCCGCTGTTCTAAATCCACCTATAAATCCTAATTTGTCCTGAGCTCTAAACTGGAAAACCACCGGAACCACTATGGCATTTTGTTCGCCAAATTCTAAAGTTCTTTTGGCAAGGGAAGTAGATCCTTCTACTTGTATGGAGGCATGATCTTTGGGTGCAAGATATAAATAAGATCCGCAGGAATATTTTCCGACCAAAAATTCATCGCTATTTAGAAATCCAAGTTTAGAGGGAAACATTCGATCTGTGGAATCACTTGGATCAGAGGTACTAAAGGTGGTAGTATCATAAAAATCTGGTTTAATATATTCTATTTGTTGGATGCTAGAAACTTGGTTTCCCTGGTTAGCTGCGGAAATTGTTGAAGCAGCATCCAATTCGAATCCCAGAGCATGTCTAAATGCCGGATAAAAAGTAAGCGTGAAATTGGGTGTTGATCCAGAAGGTGTAGGCCTTATTAGTGATTCAAATGAAGGACTGCCACCAGCTATTTCCGGGTGGCCAACATGTATACAAAATTCATTTAATTTTCCACCGCCATCAGGTGTTGTTCCTGTATAGGTTCCGTCCCATATACTAGGATTTGCAGATCCGGGAATAGCTCCCGATGTTGGAGTAAATGGTATAAGTAGGCCATTAGATGCTATAGGATATAGTCCTGATTCTCCCGAAGCCAATGTCCATGAGCTTGTATTCAATTGCCCAAAATAAAGATCCTCGTTTAATCCAACTGACTTATATCTGGTATAAACAAATTGAGAATTAGCATTTACGCTCTGAAATGGTGGCCTTTGTACATAATCAACAGTTGATGAAGCAGAATCAGATATTTTTCCTGTTGTAGTTCCGGTCAACTGGATTGGTGTCAATCCATATTTCCTGTTTGTGTCGTAGTCATTATTAGGAACAGGAAGAAATTCAGGTGCTGGCAAAGATTGTCCACCTGGAATCAATGAGGCAAGTTCTAATGGAGTTGCGGCATCATTTCGGATTTCCAAATAATAGATAACAGTGGCAATTTTACCCCTATTGCTAGGATTGGTAAGATCGATGATCTCATCGTAATACCCGCCAAAGAGTGAAACAGTGCTACCGTTTTTAATTTTAGTGGTACTCGATCCCTGTCTAAGATAAACACCGAGAGTTCCTTTAGCCTTAGCGATAAGAGCTTTAAGTGATGAAAGTTCCTGATCTATTTGAATGAGCTTTTGGAATAGATCTATTGCATTTCCGGAGGCATCAAAAAATCCAGAAGCTATAGAGCTTGTGGAATGGGAATAATATTTGTCGCCGGAGGTAAAGGATCCAGATAAGTGAGTATCCAATCCTTTGGCTGCCAAATCCTGTTGGATTTGTACCAGTGTTGTGTCCGTATTGTTTTGTGCAAGAAAGGATCCATTATCAATTTGAACGGATAAATCATCAGGAAAATCAATTATTACTGATTCTGAAAATGGAGATTCTAGTGCATTATTAGGCCATCCAGCTTCCGATATGGAAGAAACTTTGATCTCAACTTTTTCTCCCTTAGTGATAGGGATATCCAATTGATTTATGTTTGGAGTGTCGGCATCTTCTACGTTTTCAACCTTCCAAATATATTTTCCCGTGGCTTCATCAAAAATTTTCTTCCTGATATCGGTCTTGAACTCGTTCCAGTTAGAAAATGCTCCTTTTTTCTCGTTTCCGTTATTATCGACAAATGATATTTCTTCTGTTCCCTGGGTGTTTCCACCTTTGCTCAGATATCTATATCTAACTCTAAATTGAACTATCTCCTGCGACCCAGTTTTAGGATCTTCTATTGAACTAGGAATAGGCCAAAATCCCCTGATCCTATATTTTGGAGATTCCTTTATTTCTGGTGCAGTCTGAACGAGATTGTTTAAATCGGTAATAGTGGAAGAGAGTAAATTAGTCTTTGTTGATTTTGTCTTAGTAAGCTGATCAATCTTAGAGTTTAATTTTTGATACTCTGTGCTAGATGCCCCACTAGTATTAGCCGTTACAAGATCATTTAATTGCTTTTTAGCGGTGTCAATAGACTTATCCAAAGCTTCAATCTCATTTTTTAATGATACTTTGCTCTGAATCTTCTGCTTAAAAGTGTCTGCTACTTTGGAATCTGTTACCTGTTTATTGATCTGTACAACCTTAAAATTATTGGTTGAAAGAGAAGGAGAATTAGGTACCTGTCCATAAATGGAAGGAATTAATTTTTCTTTTGCGGATGCTACAAATTGTTGACCGAAGTCAGCAACTTCCATTTTATAAAACTCGTCCAGCGTTTTAACTCCCTCTGAGGTGTTAATTCTTAATTCGTTTGTCCATATGCAAATACCTGGGCTGAACGAGCTTCCTGCAACATTAAATTTATCTTCAATTGTTTTAATAAAAATTGCCTGTCTCTCATCATGCCCAACGTTTACATCAACCGTTCTCGGAGAAAGAGCACTGCTGTAAATTGACAGCGAGTTTGCGCCATTTTGTATGACACCAAATCCAAATACTCTCTTTAGAATAACAGTTGATTCTGTGGCGTCTATCGCAGTGATTTCAAATTTAGTTCCATCCTGAGTTATTAGAGAATCCCCCTGAACCAATGTTCTAGAATTGGTAGTAGTAGAAAGAATGTCCGTATATCTAAGGGTGTCTAATTTATATTTTCTCACGGTGGAAGTCTGGGTGTTCCCTGCAACAGTTAGCGTTGTTTTTTCGTCGAATATTCTTAAGATAGAAAAAGATCCCTTATATCTTATAACCTGTAAAGGAAGATCGACGATGCTTTCGTCCATGAAGTATCCTATACCCTGGCCAGCTAGGGATGAAATATATTGATCGTAGGTGAGATCATTTCTTCCTTTTAAATTAGCGTCAAAATAATTTCTTTTCGCATCAGTTTGGGTATCGGCAATAACTCTTCTGACGACTACCTTCTTACAATCAGTTGGTATTTGATTCTCCACATTCATTGAAACATAGAGTAAAGGATTCAAAAAGCTTTCAAAAAACCAATTATTTCTAGTTTTAAAAGTGGAAGGCACCTGCAAAGATGAAGGAGCATCCGGATCTTTAAGAAGTGAAGCAGTATAGATTTTAGCTACAGTTCCATCAGGCTTTTTGACGTTAGCAGTGGCATCTTCCATTCCTGAAAGAGCCATAATATTCTGATCTAGTCTCCTAATTTCATTCTTAAAAAATCCAAGGCTTGGAATTTGTATGGACTCTACCGTATTATTATCATTGATAAACTCAACTTCTACGCTATCATTAGGAGAAGTCGTTATCTCTGACAATTTATTAATTATCTCCAGAGAATTCTTCTGCAGTCTTAAAAACTGTGCAATTAACGATGAAATAGAATTCTTTGTGTTTGGCATCTATTTTATTTTATTTGATCAACTTCAAAAGTAAGATTTACATCATCCGTACATATAATTTCAAAGATTGGCTTAAATCCAGAATTTACGAAATTATTCTGATTGAATGAGGTAACTATCGTTGAATATGGATTACCGACAGGGTTTCCAATTGGGTATAAACCAGTTGAATCTGTAAGAAGAACTAGGGTATAGTTTCCTAGATCTAATTGATCACCAAAAGAAAACCTTAGGGTCTGTCCCTTTTTCCATTTATTTACAGAATCGTCTATTTTTATAATAATATCTCCAGTTGCTGTTATTGATAATCCGTTGTTTTTATGTTTTATATAGTTAGAGAATGGTTGGAGCACATAGGTGTTTCCGGAAACAGGATTAATTGTTATTATAGAATTGCTATTAAAATTATAAGACTGAGTAGTGCTATCTACAGCCACTCTGTTCGGAACGGACCTATCAACAAAAGTACCAATGCCGGATTTCAAAAGATCCAGATTATAACTCATTTGAATGGACGTCTGATTATTCAATATGCTTTGAATATCATCAGAATTCCTTTCTATTAGAATCATAATATCCTGAGTGTTATCAAAAAGAGCCTGATTAACCTGTAAAGAATTTTCGACTAGCTCTAATCTACTTCTGATCTCAGTATTATCATCCTGGTTAATAATTAAATCCTCCAGTACTGACATTCTCTCTTTCATTCTGATAATTTCAAGAGTTTGATCATTCAGGGTTCTAGCAGCTTCCTGTAGAACAGTAGCTGAGTCCATAAACATTGAAAGAGAGAAAGATGAGTAGTCGTTTATTGCCTGCTCAACTCCCGTGCTTTCTATATCAGTATCAAACTTTATATTAAGCTTTAATCCATACGAATTACCATTAAGTTTGGTTATTGGATCTGGCTTATATTTTTTAAATGATTGAATTCTTGCAGCGTTTATAGAAATGGATTCAGCTGGTCCTAAGAATAATATACCATACAAGTTGGTTGCTGAGTCCTGAACATTGTTTGGATCATACACATCATAATAAATAAGAACCGCATTAAAATCAAACGATTTCGTTATTGGGGTTCCATTCCATTCCTCTATAGTGGATATTCCCACATAGTTTTGAATCTGCTTGTATGATGTTGGAGAAAAATCAAGTTCTACTCCATCAAGCCTAGATCTTTTATAGGAAACAGATGGACCAAAAGGGCCGGACGCGTTAAGATATTTAGTGAGATTATCAGTTGTTCCATCGAAAAATGAATTTTCGGAGAAATATGAATTAGCCTCATCTCTAGGTTGGTACCAATTTGTTGTTATAGGATTTCCTAAGGAATCTGTTCCTGAAATACCAGGCTCACCCAAAACATCCTGATCGAATATGGCCAAAGTTGGTAATCCGTTTGGGCCATAAAGACCTATCGTGTTGCTTCTGCCCTGAAGATATTCGATGTCAAGAGGATCTGAAGGATTATGCTTCCACGTTTTTCCTGGATAGTAATTTATATCAGAGGAAGTTTTAAATAGTGAATAAGGTGTTCCCCCGTCATTAGTTGGAACGTGTATATAAACTTCCGAGTATGAATTAAAATTATTCTGAACCGAGTTGACTATGTCACATTCACCGATATATCTTACGACTCTTTCATATCTGGGCGTGGGTGTTCCGTTGCCCGTTAAATAATCATCTTCCTCAGTCCATCTTTTTTCAGAATATGGAAATCCATCAATAATGGATGTATTTACCTGATCCAAGGAAGCAACAACCTCATTTTGGTTTGCACCTCTAAACCTAACAGCTCCTATCTCCTTCATCCATTTCCAAAATACCTTCTCAGAAACAGTCTTTTTTAAATTAGGATCATAGTTAGGATCACTAAGTATAGTCGTCTCAAAATTAAGACAGTAGTTTTGAAATGATATCTCTAAGCTAGGAGTAGTGTTGCTTGGATTAGAAAGATTGTATGTTCCTGAAGAAGCATCAAGGAATGTAGTATCAATTGAATCAAACTGTATTGAGTTTTCTCCATAAACAGGACTAGCAAAATCTGGGATTTTGAGAAGAACAAACTTGGAAAATTTAAACTTTCTAAGCGAATTATTAAAAGTTAAAGAAAGATCTTCCGCAGCAGAGCTAAACGTATAAAAAGTTCCGCCCTGAGTTTGTAAAGGTCTTATAAAAGGGGTTTTTGCCATTTATCTCCCGATTTTTTAATTAGTATGATATTGATCCAGAGTCTGATATAACCACCCAAGATCCCTGCTGAGTCACTGCTCCTTGTCCAATTCTAGGCTCCCACATTAGCGTTACCGAGCTTTTATAAGGACTTGCCCCTAAGGTTATGCCGGGTGCTCCTGAATATTGGCCATCGCCTGTTGAAAATCCAGTGTAATAATATGGAGCAGCTCCGGTGACTCCAGTTGGAATGTATCCGAGGGTTGTTCCCGTATTAATTATAGTGACTGTGTAACCTGCTGGAATAGCGGATGCAGTTGCTCCGGTTCCTGTTGTTGCATACATAAAAAATCCGACATATCCACCGCTAGCATAATCACATTGTGCATAAATTACTCTTTCTGTTAGGGCGAGAGCATATGGACTTGCATATGTCCCTGTTACCCCGCTGGAAGGGGGAGAAGAAAAAGGAGTAGCGGATCCGACCGATGCTCTTCTATTTTTTTCGATATATGTTCCACTTACACCATTAATGAATTGTCCATCATTAACAGCGACAGCGGAAAAGGTTGCGGTTGCCCCGAATACTGCAGGTCCTGAAGCTGACATTCCATTAGTTGAAAGAAAGGTGGAAAATAATCCCGTTCCACCTGCTATTGTTCCGGAAGCTGTTATATTTCCCGCAGAAGCTCCAGTTCCATAAGCTTGAATAGTTGGTGTACCAGAAGAAGGCATAACCAAACTATTTCCAATGAAACTTTTAGCTTTTATTTGTCCACTCGAAGCAGCAGAAACGTCCATTGATCCAGTCAATACGTTTATATTAAATGCGTCCTCAAGATCATTATAAGAATTCTCTAACAATAGAAAATTTGAGTTAATCGTGAGTCTCGATCCGGAAATAGAATCAGTTCCAAGAATTTCGGTTATCGTAATAGCCATTTGAGAGTTTTTTAGTTATATATATCGAAAAGAAACAAACCCTCTAATTAACTTAGAGTGGTTTGATATATAACTTAAAGATCCGATACTTACAAATGTTCCGACATACAAGTGGAAAAACATGGAGAAACAAAACAACACTCAAAAAAGAAAGCCTAAGAATCCAATTAGGTTTAAAATCTCTCTCAACGAGGAACAAAAGGAAGCAAAATCAATCATCTTAGCAAACCCAGTTACGGTTCTAAGAGGAGCAGCGGGATCAGGTAAAACCTTATTAGCTGTTCAGGTTGCTTTGGATCTTATGTTTACTCGTGAGATCGAGAAGATCGTCATCACAAGACCTACAGTGGCAAAAGAGGACATTGGATTTCTTCCGGGAGATCTAAAAGAGAAAATGGATCCATGGCTGGCGCCGATCTATTCAAACCTCTACATGCTTTATGACAAGGACAAGGTTGACAAAATGATCGCAGATCAGCTAATAGAAATCCTCCCTTTTCCCTTTATGAGGGGAAGGACTCTAGTAAATTCATTTGTGATAGTTGACGAAGCTCAAAACGTAACTATGAACCAAATGGAAATGGTATTAGGCAGACTTGGGATTGGATCTAAAATGGCTGTTTGCGGAGACTCATCCCAAATAGATCTTAAAAACAAGAAAGAATCTGGATTTGATTTCCTTAACACCTTGTCTTCAAGAGTATCAGGGGTAAAAGTATTCACACTGAAGAAAAACCATAGACATGAAGTTGTTCCTGCTATTCTTGAGGTCTACAAGGAATACGGGTCTTAGATCACAATATTCACTTCAGGTTGAAAAGCATTCTGGTTGTCGTTCTGACCTCCATAGATGGTTCTATATCTGTAATCAAAACTATTAACTAATTCAGGTATTAGATCTTCAGCATCCGGGTTTTTGTGATCTATCACCCTTATTTTTCCCTGGTGCTTCACAGATACCGGGTTTCCGTTTGCATCTTCGAGATCGCATATAACGTCATAAAACCCCTCTTTAGTGAACGTATAAATAAAATAAGGTGTTTTCCTTACCTTCAATAATATTTCTCCTGTATCGGAGTCTAATAACGTCCATACGTGGTTTTTCTTTCCGGGTACAAGTGAATCTATCGGATTAATAAATATGGTTGAAGCAAGGGGGATCTCAAACTCATTCTTGTACAACTTTGATTCCTTCCAAGACCAAGAGTGCGATCCAAGCCATGATGATATATTTCCAATAGAAAGTCCAGTGTAGTACTTTTTCTTTGGTATCTTCAATAAGAATCCTTCTGTTCCCCCGGGCTGTGGAGATGCAGTAACGAATGGGCTAAATTGTGAATCTGCCCCTGTGAAATACCCCGAAAGATATAGGTCTTCATTCTTATCCATGGAAAGCGATGTTCCCCCGTCCATGTTGATTCCCCCCATGGTCACTAAATCTATTAAAACCCCATCCTTGTCCCATTTGCCCAGAAATATATCATCCATTCCAATCGGATTCGCAGTCGATGGTGAAAAAGTTGCAGATCCGCTATAGATCCCGGTGACATAAATATATTCCTCTGAATCACTAATCACATCATAACCAGATACTAATCCACCACTAGTGGTTTTAGACCAAATAGACTTTCCAGTTGGAGTAAATTTAAGAAGATATAGAGACGTCGATGGAGATGAGATCGAATTGGAATCGGTTGTAATAGTACCCGAATATAATCCACTAAGAATTAAATTTCCTTTAGGATCATAACAAATCTTAGAATTATCGGAAAACGAAGCTCCAAAGTTTTTAGTCCATAAAACGCTTCCATTTCCAGCATTCAGTTTGGTAAAATATAAATCTGATCCTGTGGATGTTAACACAGTGCCATCAAAATCAATCGAGGTTGAAAACGATCCAGTTAAATAGATATAGATATCCTCCATGATGATCATATCATCAGTTCCTGCAGACACTGAATCAAATCTTTTTGTCCAAACAAAATTTAAAATTTCATCCAACTTAGAAACAAATACTGATACACCTAATGTGGTGAAAGACTGAGTTCCTAATGTTATTGTTCCAGAGAATCTTCCAGAAATAAAAATGTTTCCGAATCTGTCCAGCTCTATGTCAAAAGACTGAATCTGTCCAGTACCCACCGTGCTGGCTATTCCAGAGACCAATAAATTACCATCATTAGAATACTTGTTAATAAACACATATTCGTTATTAGAAGTAATTATATCAGTGTAATATCCTGTTACATATATGTTACCAAATAAATCAGTTTTAACGCTAAATATGGATACATTTTGAGACAAATTGTCTATTGATCTTGCCCATTGTAGAACCCCCGCTGAATTGTATTTGGAAACTAATCCAGATTGATTAGCCCCAGAATTACCCGAGGTTAGAAAAACATTCTGTGTTGCAATATTATTTACTTCACCTGCAAATATAGTTCCTGTATACCTTCCGGTGACAATTACGTCTCCCTCCTTATCCACTATACTAGAAAAAAGATAGTCATTACTTATATCTCCTATTGATATGAGCCATTCAACATCGCTGATCAAAAGGTTCTGTTTTCTGCTGGAACTTCTTTCGATTGGGAGATTCTTCCAATAATACTCATTAGTTGCTTTTCCGTTGATAATATCTCTCAATGGAGCATAAAGAAAAGAGTGATCGAGATCTAGTGAAGGAAATCTGTTTTTCAGACTGTCCACGCTATATCTCTGCCAGATTGGTTTACTCCACGAGTATCTGTCGACATTGGGGAGATCTGGTCTAAAGCCATCAGAGTTTAGAGTGACATTATCGTATAAAGGACCTGGGGACCAATTAAAATTTAGATTTCCGTAACCGTCCCCCATTGTGGATGTATATGTTAATGAAGGAAGAGGACCTTTTGGTTCATGATAAATAAATTGATATCCCTCAGATCCAGGAAATTTAGGAACTGCATGAATATGGGGAACTATGTAATCAACAAAGCTAAGCTCCGTATCATTTAGGAATAGTATATTCATAGGAAAAACGGTAAATCCGTTTTTGATGGTTTTCCATGGGGCTGACATTAGTTTTAATGGAGCTAAAGGCGTAATACCATCAGCCTTAAATTCATATTTGGTGAAATTATATCCATTGAAGTAATAAAGAAGCCTATTGCCAGGCGATCCAGAATCAACAACAAACCAGATATTTGCATTTCGAGTTTCAACAACGTCTGTGATTGCACCTAAATATAGATCAGGATTCGTCCCGTTGTTCCATACTGTCCATCTATTGTAATCGTAATAAACAAGATTATTCATAGTTCCAAACCATAGATGTCCGAGTTTATCAATCTCGATAGAATACACATCATTGCTAGGCAGACCCGAGTTATTGGAGTTGTATACTCTAAAATCGATGCCATCAAATCTGGCCGCACCATTATCGGTTGCAATCCAAAGATACCATTCATTGTCACTATAGTATCTAACTCTTAAATCTCGGATCGTTCCTGAGGGAAGGTCCGAATTTAAAGTCGTGTATAATCTCCAACTTTTTTCAGAAGCGCAATAGAATAAAAGCCCATTCTGTCCAGGAGATCCATACTCAGTGCATGCAATAAAGAGATCATTTGTCGATGGATTTTCTTCCATGAGATTGAAATCTACTATGGACGATGAGAGCACAGTGTTACCTGCGTTATCAGTAAAATCCCCAATATTATAAACTAAATTCTGACTGGAGTCTCTTTCATCCCAGTAAACCAATGGTGTTCCTGTTCCTTTGATCCCTATGTACCTTGATCCATTTTCGGTGATCTCTATAAATGATGTGGACATTCCATTAGATGGCAGAGGACTATTGGTGCTATCAAATGCGTCCATATTGAGTCCATCAAATCTAACCAGATCAGTTCCAGATATCCAGATATCTCCATTTAAGTCCCATGCCAAGGAGTATGGAATTCCTGATGATGGCGAAGAGACTGCAAACGGAACTGTGAAATGTGAATATCCAACATTTCTAGGACCAGGAATTGTTGATAAATCAGGCGAAATAGAATTTCCTGCAACATCGAAATTAAAAGGAAGCTCTGAATAGTTTCTGATTATGTACTCGAATTTGGATATTCCGGAATCATTCGAAGCATTAAGCTGGTCTGCAGCTTCTTTTAGATCCAAATAGGTGTTAGGTGGGGAATCTGTCTCTCCAAGAATTATTCCCTCTGTATCCTTACCCACTTTTATTCTGTCTCCGTATTGCAGGGAATACATATTAAATCCGCCCAGCCAATCGTTGTGATAGTCATACATGTCCCAAGTGTGAGCATAAGCTCCATCAAATTGAAAATCTTCAAAGACGTCCCAGCATAATTTTTTAGTTCCCCAGTATGATGCGTTAACCGTGGGAGGTGCAGTTGTAAAATCGTATGCAACATACTCATCTTTTGAATTTTCTCCCCCTGAGAATGACACATTCGCTGAATATGATGAAATACATCCCGATGTTGTAATAGTAAGGATTTTACCATTCCAGGTAGATCCCGTGTCATTTGGAGCTCTCACTATTAAAGTTTTAGCCCCTGTATTGATTGTTGAATCTATTAATTGATAAACTGTATAGTCTGGATATGTTACCAATGAATTTATTGCCTGATAAATCAGGGAAGAAACTGAATTAAGACTTCCGTCAAAATTCACATTAGTTATTTCTACACCATCCGCCTGTATGGTTATGTTGCCCGGTCCGTAAACGTATCCTCCCACAATAGCGGTGTTAATTAATTGTGGTATAGTAAAAATAGTGGGACTAACGATTGACGAAACTGGAAATAGTCCATATGGATTTCCTAGAGGATCGTATATCCAAACATTCTGTCCGGTAGAATATCCATGAGGGGTTGTTGTTTGTACCTCCGCGGGCATACCAGGTGAAGGACTTACAATTTGCACAATACTAAATGAAATTGCTGTATAGTCAAAACCTGCTGTTGCTCTTATTTCAGGCTTAGCCGTGAGAATTTCACAGTTTTGTCCCTCATTAAAATTATTAGAATATTCCGGAAAATTACTAATAAACTGGGATATTTCCTGATCTTTTTCTCTGTGTTCCACCGGCCAAATCCATTGGGACTCATAATCAGACCAGGAGAGAACGGTGTTGTTCCAATCGTACTTTTCCGACTCCCTAAATCTCGTTATTGTGTTTAGCTCTATATCCCTGGATTTTACCTCTATTATGGATTTTTGAATTCCCAATGATATTGAGTTCAAGGTGTCCCAGACTCGACACTGAACATCATATTTTCCAACATAGGGTAGGAAGTGAGGAAGAATCTCAAGTTCATTAATTTTTCCCCTATATGTGAAATAGTAAGGTCGATCATCAGATTTAGAAATAGTCCATTCAATTTCATAGAAATCTAGATACTTGATTTTGTCCCAAGAATACGATCCTCCCGGACTTGCAAAATTCTGATACCAATCAAAAATGTACGGGTCACTAAACACGTTTACTGGTGAAACATACCACGAGTTAAATGTCCCACTTCCCGATGTGTATATGATATTAATATCAATTTGACCCGTTATGGAGTTATATCCCCCTGAGATCACATATCCCAGCATAAATTCAGTTCCCGATTGATTTTGCACTCGGACAAAAAGAATCTCGGAACCAACAGTGGAAAAATAATCTTGTCCGGTTGGAATGAAGAAAGTCTGAAGCGAGGGAACCAAAGCGGGAATCGTGACACTGGTTGAAGATGACTGAACCGATAATGGATATCCTGGATAGGGTGAAACTGTGGAAGAGTAATTAGCAACACTTAGTGATGTTGCTGGATAAACAGGGTTTAATCCCTCCCAATCACCATTTATTTCATCCCAGGAAAGGTCGAATGTTGTATTAGTTAAAACTATAGGACATCCAGCAGGGAAAACATAATCATTGCCATTTTTGAATAATTTATATCCAGGCGGATCGTAATCGCCATCACCTAAAAATTTAGGCATCTTATCATATTCAACATCAATATAAAACTGCTTAATAGATTCAGAAAGTGAACTTATAGAAGGATATTGATATTCCTGAAATGATGAATAAGGCTCTATTATATTTCCGTAATGGCTTAACTCTGGAGTCTCAGGTAATCCATCAATAACTGGGTACTGAAATATATTAGGATTATTTCTAAGATAAAAAGGTCTAAGGTCTTCAACGTATCCATTTTCGGGAAGAATGTCAAACTTTACTTCTATACCAAGCTTAACCTCATCTATTTTAAGCTCATCATTCCACGCCCTCGTTTTGTATATTCCAAAATAAACTCCTTCCCCTGTTATATCTATAATTCTAGCATTTAGTGGAAGGTAATCCCTCTTTAATCTTTCTTTAAGTCCAAAAAGTTTTAAAAGAACCTCCTCCGGAGAAAACATAAAGGCATTCTCAACTTCTGGGTACCCATATTGATCTTCAGATCCATCTTCTTTAGTTCTATTTATGTCATAGAATAGTCCAAAAAGGGATGTTTTTTTATATGATACACTTGGAAATATTTCCTCATATTTCTCTTTAAGTCCATAGGTTCCGTCTTTCTTTTTTCCATAGATTTCTATCTGTTTGTACTTCCTATGGTTTTCATCCTCAAGAATATTCTGGATGGATTGCACAGACTTCTGATTACCATATTTTTTAAGAAAATTTTTATTCTGTTGTAATGGTGTAAGAGTTTTTCCCTCGTCTGCTTTTAGATTTAGCCAGTACTCTTTTATTCTTAAATCATAATATCCAAAAAATCTTATTGCATTAATAAGGGACTTATAAGATCCTAAATAAGAATATATCTTATCGCCTTCTAATAGTAATTCTTTTCTTTTCTCGTTAATCTTTAACCAGTCAGGAAGTCCCTCTTTAGGATCAGTTTCCCTTAATAATTTGGAATCATCTGCAGTGAATTTTCTTCCAAAATTAGATAACAGTACAGAAAATCTATCATCCTCTCCCTCGACTTCACCATGAAAATCTATAACAAGTATTGTTTTAATATTGGTTAAGTCACTGCAGTCTTCCAGAATAAGCCTTCTGTCATAAATTCCCTCCTCTGATGATCTCAAAGCCACATTAATTTGGGCAGTGGATGAATTTATAAGACCAGTTATTCTAATCCCATCTGGAGTGGAAAAAGACTCAGATGGATCCTCATCAGGATAGATGTTTATCACATCAATATTATTAAGTACAGGGCTATCCAGATCCGGATCTATAGAAAGATCGTAAGTGAAAATTATATCAGAGACGTCTTTTTTTCCATCGTATATAGAATCCCATCTGGCTCTCCATTCGCTTGTGCTGGGAACTGCGGGCGTATTATGGGGAAAACCATACACCAGATTCGCAGATAGATCGTAAAACTTTTCCAGAACAAAAATGTGTTCTATCTCAAAGAGTTCCTCTGAGACTTTAGGAAAAAGAACGGTACCTTCCCAATAATCTCCATTCCATGTGAGATTATACTGCTCCCCTTTTTTATTAAAGAATAAAAGATTTTGATATGGCATTATCTGACGTACTTGTTATTTTTAGGAACTGTATAGTTTATATAGTTCTTGATGTATTTGGTAGTTTCAAAAATCTGATAAACTACAGCTTCTATGCTGGCTAGTATATCACTTCTGTCCTCATCTCCATTTAAAACCTGCGTTGATAAGGTGTTCTCAAATATTTTACCTTCATAGTCAAACCCTTTGTTTAGCCTAACATCATTTTGAGAATGTATAAAATCATATATGCTCTTTTTAGCTGCCATGTCTTACTTGTTTTTTAGCGCATTTTTATTAAACTGATTAACCTGAGTATTGTGAGTTTGAGGTACTATTCCTCTAATATCTATATTGATTGAAGAAAGATTATTCATATCTGCTCCTAAATCATAATAAATACGATTTCTATCTTCCCACCCTCCAGATATTATCACTATCTCGTCTTTCTGCATAATAATATCACCGAAATCATCAAAACCCACCTCTTCTGCGCTTGCATTTTCTTTTTTGACTTTCTCGTTATTTTCTCCAACAAAATATAAAGAAACTGAGTCAACCCCGGAAACACTTTCTATGATGGCGATTAAGTCAGATCTAGGTATTTTATCTCTTCTTCTGATTGATAAAAAGTAATCGCTCATTAATGAAACAACCTCCGCTTTAATCGTTTCAGGATTATATCCTTCAAACATAGTTAGAACTATATTTACCACATATCTGCTAATAACCGGATCTAATATCTTTACTTCGGTGGTGACAACCATTTGACCACTTTCATCCAAAAGATTTATGATGCTTTCCCTCTGTGAATTAGTTAGCTTGAATTCGCTCAATCCAATATCAAAATATGTTTCATTTGACTTTAATTTCTGGTTGATGTCCGGTACCAATATCAAATAAATTATATTATCATCGTCTAAATAATCATCATTAAATGTGGTAAATGCTTCTATGATTGAAAAAGCACCAAATTTCTCAAAGAAAGTAATGTAATTATCAGGATTAGCAAGAACGAAGCTTCTCGATGTTTTTGGCGCTAATATTCTCGTCAGATCGATTGGCTCTTGGCTTGCTCCTAATTGAGGTGCAATAGTACATTGTATTGCTAAAGAGTCCTTGAGAGTAACCGTATTTCCAAAAAGATCAGTTCCATCCGATGTAAATTCCATAAGAGCAAGATATGCGTCGCTAACATTAACATTTCCCACGGACCCCGTCGATTCTATATAGTTAACTTCTATGATAGATCCGAGTTGAGGAGCTCTACCAAAATTGAAATTACCGAAGAAAATATCTATCCCCGATATCAACGAGTTTTTAACAATGTAGCTGTTGGAATTACGGGGCATATCATATAGAGATTCGTATCTTTTCCATTTTTGTCCATTGACTAAAACCTCAACCTCAAAATTCTCTATATTAGATGTTCCTCTTGAAGAAACATTATAACTCTGAAGAAATCTTCCGGTCCCGGTAAACTGCTGGGTTTTTCTAACGCCCTCTATAATGGTAGCAGTTATTTTGGAAGAGTTATTTAGGTTTATTCTGACATAATCTGAGGTCAGCTTAATAATATAATTTGATCCATTATTTAAGCATTTAAGTTCCGAGTAATTGGGCAGAAGAACTGCTCCCCCTCTAATATCATCAAAATTTTTACCATTCCATGATATTTCTATTTCGCCTTTTGCTGATATTGCTCTGGAAGCCGTGTGTCCCGCCAAAGCTGCTAATCCATAGACCGAAGCTTCCCTAGTCGCCTGATTTATGTTAAGCTCCGATATTGAGTCCTCTATAAAAAACAGAACTAACTGGACTAAATTTTCCAGGACGAAGATGATTTGTCCCCAAACCGATGCAACCGTGAAAAGTTGGGCAGATTGTGCATACCTATTCTGAACAAGAGTTAGGGTTTCGGATAGTAGCTCCGATATTTTTGCCTTATTTTTAGATAAAAAATCCATTCTTATATTATTTTTATTCCTAGTATTGGGTTTCCTTTTATAGCAAAATCTATAACGCAAGCATCCCTGTAATCTCCCTTAAAGAATCCCACCTTAAAATCCACTTGAAATGTCGATCTCGACAAGGGAACATATGTCATTAACTGCATTGCTATAGCTTGTTCAAGAGACGACTGATCCACTTCAAAATCAAAGATTAAAGATTCTAAGTCTATACCAAAATAAGGATCTCCCAGAACCTGTCCAGGTTTGGTGAGCATCACATTCTTGATCATACCAATAAGGATTTCGATCTCGTTGTTAGTCTCGAGATATCCCGGAGTATAATTAGGATCGTCCGGATTTCTTGGATATATTTCTACCATTCTAGCCATAGCTCTCTTATATATTTGTTTTATTTAGAGAGCACTTATTTTAATGAAAGAAACCAATAACCTCGTTTGAATTAGTTTAAACGAGGAGCAACGTGCTGTAGATCAAGTTCATCCAATAGGGTTTTAGCAGCCAGTCTTTGAATTTTAAGAACCATGCTGGAAGACACATTGAATTCCTGTGGCCTACTTGTAATATATGTTGCTGAATTGATAAGGTCAAAAGAATTTATTCCGGAATCTGCGGTGGAAAGCCATCTGTCAGATTTTTCAATGAAATCTTCTCCATATGACTTAACCAGGCGCGAAATTGAAAATCCCCCCTGTTCACCTCCCGGATTTATCGATAGCATTCTTGAAATCTCTGTTGATTCAGATTCTTCTAAAAGATTTCTGAATCTCATAAACTCTCTCACACTAGCATTATTCTGTTTCAGTCTTACTATGCCAACTTTTATATCATCTACTATAGTATAATCGGTGGTTCCAAGCTTCATCTGAAATGCTTTTTTTGGGCAATTTCCGTGAGAAATAGAATACTTGTTAGTTTTTACTGGTCTTACCATCCCGTTAGTACATATTACCCTTTCCATGTATGGCTCTAACATAACACCAAATGGATCTATGGTAACTGAATGTCCGGTCTTCCAAACCTCGCCATATGGTAATTCGTGCGAACTATCATTTGTAAATTGAAGCACCAGCTTACCCTCACTAAAAACGGATGAGCTTAGATTGACCTTTCTATCAGTTATCTGCGAAACAGAATTGGCTAGGGATTTACCAGTTTCATGATATACATTGGAATTATATACGGAAGAGACAGTTCTAACTTTCCTAATAATTCCATCATCAACATACATGGCCAATTCTTGATCAGAAAACATCCCGCAAAGAGACGATTTAACATCATCCCAGTTTTCCATGTTCGGACCGACTTTTCTAATAAATCCTTTTTTTATCTGCATGTTTTCTAGAAGATGTCTTGCAGCATCATCATCAACAGGGACTCCCGTAATGTGAACTTTACCATTAATAATATCTAATGACTTACCGGATTCGAATTGAACGCTACGTCCAGCTGCTTTGCTAATAGCATCTATTATCTGTCCTGCAACTTCAAAATTCTTGTAACTCATATTACAGAATCTGTATATTTTTTAATTCCATTGAAGGAAATAGCTTGGAGTATTCTCGTCTTTAATCTGAGCTAACACCTCAGCCTTCTCAGTTGTTCCTAAAGACTGTATGTTATTATAATTGATTCTAACCCCACCTGGAAGATTATATTCAAACATTCCTAAAAGACGTCCAATATTGATCTTGGCTTCGGCCAAGACATATCTCACGAAGAGTTCGTCATCATATAGTGATTCCTCAGGAATGTCGATAAAAGCCCTTATTCCAACATCTTTTCCGATAAGCTGAAAATTTTGGCTTCCGGTTCCAGCAGACGATCTCGATGGATCTCTTCCGAGTATCGTTAATCTCTTTGTATTTTTGTTATAGTTGAACGCAAACGTCTCTAAAAGGTAAGCCTTGGCTAGGTCAAAGAAAGAGTATAAAACTGTCCTATAAACTAAATTATCACCGACGAATGGAGATAACATAAGCTCAGATCCTAGAAGTTTAGAATCACCGAAGTCTCTATCCGGGGTTCCTGTCAGACCGCTGGACTGTACTTCTCTTACATCATAGACAGATCTGACACAATCAGGAAGTTGTATCTGACGAGTTGCAGCAAAAGAAGGGGAAAGAAATAATTCTCTACCAAGAACGAATATTTTCTCTTCCACAGCATATTGGTAATTATCATACATAAAAGCCCGAGCTCTTTTGATGATCCTTTTAATTTCCTGCTCATTAAGATTATAAGGTAAAGCACATGAGTGTGAAAGCTCGTCCTTTACTTCCTGTATGAGTTGCTGTTCCGTCATTTTCTAAGATTATTTATCGGTCCCATTGCTCCGGGAATTCCGGTTGGTTTAGAATTTAAGTTCCTAAACATAGCACCCTGAGGTTTTTTAGCATCCTGGTAATTTCTATCTTTAAATTCCTGGGATATCTGTATTCCACTTTTCTTCTTTCCATCTGGTTTTTCCTCTACTATTTCCGTCTCGTCAGAAATAAAAGCAAGTTGGCCAATAAAACCAGATCTAATTATTCCTCCATTAACAGAGCAGTTAATTTCTTTTTCCCCGTTATCTATGTAAGAATCATTTATATCGTTTGTGAATCTTAATTCACATTTAGAGAGCTTGCTCTTTGAGATCTTGTTATTCGTAATCACGTCACAATTTTCAAGATTTCCGCTTTCTATTTCACATCCAAAGAGTCTGCAATTGTATATGTTTCCCGCGATCTTACATTCAATTAGATCCATGTCTCTTAATAAATATGCCTTAGTGGTTTCGGCATCTTTAAGCTGAAATCTAGTGAGCTGCGTGTCATAATTCAGATATCCCTTAGTTATTTCATTTTCAACTATGACATCGTAAAGGACTTCCCTAATTTGGTTGAAATATGATTTGATGATTTGTTGATCGGATTTGAGATCAACTAAAACACTAAGGCCCTGAAAATTCTTAAAAAATAATTCAGGTTCAACAAACGATGAAGACTCCTTGTAGATGTCATTTAAGGATTTCTCAAGTTTGGAAGCCTCTGTCGGGGTAAACTCCTCATTAAAGAGAAGAACCTGGTGTGTATAGGAAACTATGTGATCCATAACTTCCTTGATTTGAATATACTTTCTTTGATAGTCCTTTCCTCCCAAGTATCTCACCTCAAAATATCCATCCTTAAGCTTAGTGAAATTAATTCCATTATTTTTTTCGGCAGGAACTTTATATTGGTTCTTATCAATATATGAAAGTTTACCCGGAGATAAAAACTTATTCGCAGGTACAACCTTTTTGATTGATTTAGCGTATAGAGAACCTTTTCTATTTGGAAACCTTTCCCAAATATAATCCTCATCAAAACCAAGTACGAATTTTAACAAATTGAGGGATTCTATACTAGGAAGGCTTGGGTATACGTCTTTATCAAAGCTAACTCCAAACTGAAATGCACATTTACTATCAGTATACCCATTTTCTTCTATCCATCTCAGTATTCTTATTAGGATAGGTATAGCCTCAAAATAAGGAAGAGGACCCGTGATGAGTTCAGTCATCTTGGATCCTCCAGAATAATCAGGTTCTATTTTAAATTGTTCTCTTGTGGGAATAAATCTCGAATGGTACTTTTTAAATACCCTAATCTTTTTTCCTATCTGTGGGGAAAGCTGCTCAGCGATCTCCTTTTTTGTGAAATGGGAATAGAATTCGAATTCCATCCCAATCAGACAGGAACTAAAGAAATTATTGGCTAGTAGATTTTCCAATTTCGGCCTCTCTCAGATGTATTTTGAGAGTTGATGTATCAACGCTCAAAACCGAGCAAGATACCTCTTGTCCCGGAGAATATTCATTGACAGGCTCGAGTAGCTCTTCCCTTTCTATGAGTCCATTAAATCCATTTTCTAATTTAACAAACACACCAAAGGTCTTAACTTTACTAACCTGTCCTTTATATATTTTATTTTCTCCAGGTTCCACCGAAATGTCCTTCATTTCTTGTAGAAATTTGTTTTTCTGAGAGGGTTCGTTTAGTGTTAATCCTATTCTGGATGGGTTTTTAATATCAGAGACCCAGAATTCAATAGAAGTCCCGGGGCTTAGTAAAGATGTGTCCCCGTTAACTTGATCCGTAGGAATTAAACCCGTGTATATCTCGTCCCATTCAACAAAAAGTCCCAAGCTCTCTGCATATCCAGTAACAACACCATTATATTTTTCGGTAAATGATAGTTCTTGTACTTTTTCAAATATAATTTTTTTGAGGTATTTCTTAAACGAAACCACAAAAATATCTCTCTTTTCATCATACATTTCAACCATGACGTTAATCTTCTTACCAAGATATGAAGAAAAATCCATAATTCTGTTGGCTGCCGCAAGACTACCTGGAAGGAAACATCTAACACCAGAAAGATTAACCATAAATCCTCCGTTACATAGGGACTCTATTTTTGCACTGAAAGCAACATTATTGGTTTCTAAAGCTTTTCCAAGCTCCTTCTTGACTGATTGTTCGTGTCCCGCTGAAAGTGACCCAAAATAAGTTCCGGTCTTATCCTTTAATACCACTATATCAATAACATCGCCTATGTTAAGGTCATACTCTGTATATCCCAAGTTTCTAATAGATCTTAGTTCTTTCTCCAAGTTTATTACTATGGATTGACCCATGGATGATTCGCAAACTGCAACCCCATTGTTTATATGATCAACTCTGACTCTTACGGTGCTTCCGCTGTCAAATTCCTTACCGTTGTGATAATTTCCTTCGGGGAAAGATCTTGAGAAACTCTCGTTATAGAGTTCATCGAGTAACGATCTTTCTTCTGAGGTGTAGTCATCGCAGGTATAATTCTTTTTTCTTGCCATTTTTTTTAATTTAATAAACTTATTGTTCTTCTTTTTATCCTGAAATGTGGAAAGAATTTCAACTATTGTCAGAATTTTTTATAGTCCTCATTAAAAGCTTTTTGAAGCTCCGATGGAAGTTCCGGGATAGGATAAACAGGATCTGCGGTTCCAAAACAAAACTTAAATAGTCCAGAAACGTCAGCTGCACTCCTTAAAAATTCATCCAAGTAAACCACAAAATAAGCATTTTTTAAGGAGAGTCTTTTCCAATCTGGTAAATCGTCAGAAAGTGCTATTGGACTAAGGAGATTAATCACATGCCTTCCTAATAGGGGAATAATAGGCCATGGAATGTAACTTAATATTTTTGAAGCAACCTCTATGACTGGATTAATTATCATATCAGCCAGAGGTATTTTTGGCGATCCCATCCAGTTTTTCCACAATAAGCTTAGAGGTAATCTCGCTGGGGGAGGAGCACCAAGAGACATAACTGCCATTTCAGCTATTCCAGTGGGCCTTGCTGGGGGTATTACAGGTATTTGGGTAGCTGAGAGGAAAGAAGGTATAGCTCCATTAGGATCTGTAGCCTTATTAAGTATCTTTCTGGTTATTTTTACTATATCCTGTGAATTAAGATTCATAAATTTAGGTGAATCTATATCATTAATCTCCGGCATTATGGTCTCAATGCTATTCTCGACAAATTCTTCTATGAAGCTGGACAGAAAAGATTTTATTACACTTCCGGGTATAGTAATCCTTGGAATTCCGCCCGCAAGGAGAGTTTGCGAAATCTGATCCTGTTTGGGTGGAAAAACCTGAGGGAACTCAAACATCATAAATGCAGTTCCGTAACTTATACAAGCGGGCTCTAAGCATCCAAACAGCCCCTGAGGATGTGGATATTTGGATATTAAAGGCTCCTCCCTGTCTATTATATCTTTGGGAGAAAGTATAGGAATAGTAGCAGTAATTATGTTCTGGTTAGTGGGTTCTTTTACTGCTTTTTCCACCGCTATTGGATTATTTTTCGTGGCCTTGCCTAAACCCATTTTTTTAGCCAGAAGCTTTTTAAAATCTTTAACTCTCATCACTACCGCAGAAGAAGGAATATTAAGAATTTCTTGTGCGTTATTTTCTACTGCTCCTGGTATAGATGAAATTATAGTGGTAAGCTCCGGTGTGATGTTTCTCGTGTATTCCGCGAAATCATTTCTCTCCAATTCTATTCCCGCGACCCCGGCCATAATTCTAAGGTACATCGCCTCTAATTGGGGATCTGGAAATGTCTTAAATTTTAATGTTCCTGGTGCTCCGTCGGTTATTTTAAATTCGGGAAAATTAAATATACCGGTATAATTAGCGGAGGACACCAATGAAAATGCTCCCTCCCTTAGTCTTTTACTAATTGATTTTTTATTCCCCTTCATTATTTTATGAGATGTCACTGCCATTTGAGTTTTAACCTGAGCAACAAGAGAAATAAATTCATCTCTGGACATCTGCTGAGGATCACCAGGGAATAAAATAAGTACAGAATTTGAATTGGTTAAATTTCTATTTATGGGGTACAATAAGGGGTTAAGTCCTATCCTCATTTCTCTAAGAACAGATTTCATCTCACTTCTTAAATTAACAAACTTGGGGCATTCAGTTGGACTTAAATCTTTCGCTATGTTCTCCCTATTGGCCTTAAAATTAAGAGCGCTCGGAATACCAAATTTAAGTTTATCCTTATCCTTTGGAAAATAGATATCTCTAGGAGATGGCATTTTCTTATCAAAGAATTCCTTTATTGTTTTAGATAAGGCATCTTTTCTAGCATTTATTATTTGATCTATCTCTTCCTGCGGGATTTTATCTATGGGCTTTTCATCATCATATAATGCTGCTCTTTTTTTATACTCCTTCTGATTTTGGTCTATTAAATTTTTAATTTCCTTCTCTTTTTCCTGAGCTCCATTAAGAATACTTGTGTTTTTAAGAGGCTCTACTCTGTCCATAATCTTATTGATATTGGAATTCATTTCACCCATAATATTTTTTGGGGTATCCAATATTTCTTTTCCGAATCCGGGAAGAGGAATTAGCTTGTCTGGTATACCATGAGTTATTTTTTCTTTTAACTTTTGGAGAATGTCCTTTATTTTAGGATCGGATTTTCTTGGAATAAATCTTGGCCCCCTAATTCCGGTCAGAAATAGAGAAGTTCCAAAAAGATTTTCTTTAAGATAAACCAGAGGGGTAGGCATGAACCCTCCTATAAAAGGAATAAAAATAACAAGTATACCAAGTCCAAAAGGCAGCGGTATAACTATAGGATCTATTATGGTCCATATCATAGGAAGAGGAATCCTGAGGTATGGTAATCCATCGATCGGGTTAACAGCTGGAGATATCGGGATGAATGCAGGTGGGATATATCCCACTGGCCAATATCTAAATCCAAATCTAACAGATGGTCCTGGGGTTAAAAAGAAATTAACATCTTCGACCGGTGGAATTCCATTAGGATACGGCAAAAGTCCTAAAAGAGTGGCTTTTTTACAGAATTCTTTCCACCAGCAAACCTGGTAAATTGTAGGACAATCCGATGATCCCGAAGAAGACTGTAGATAATTATCCTTCTGGAAGTCACTTCCCGCGGGTCCACAACAGGGAGGGGGGCAAGAAGGGCTTCTTCTAGGAAATGGAGCAGGAGCTTGTCCTCCCGGTGCAGGAGCCCCTCCTGAACATGACACATTGAAGTCATTTTTAAGTTTTTCAGGAGATGTAGCATTATTCAGTTCATTGATTTTCGTTCCTATAAAAATCAAAAGATCCTCAACCTCATTCATCTTTGATCTAATTGAGTTTCTTCTGGATTGAATATATTGGGTTAAATCAAAGTCTTCAGGTTCTTCAGCGCCGGATATTGCTAATGATGCAATTGAAACGCATAATGCAGCAGCAGACCTTCCAGACGAAATTATAGAATTTATTCTGGGCTCTATTAAAGCATTATAAGTTTGTTGATATCTCTCATCCCATTTGCTCTTATAATTTCCCCAAAAATCAAGAAAATTAGAATTAGGTTCACCGTCAGGATTAAAAGACGATGGTTTGAGTTTGGAAGGATCTCTTGCATCATTATCTCCTCTTTCTTCTGGGGTAAAAAATAGCCACGGAAGTGCGGATTTTTCAATTAGCTGTCCATATAAAAATCCCCTCTTAGATTGGATTTCAGAAATTATTTGGCTCTTTGATTTTGATGATCCCTGAACATCTCCGGCAAAATCATAAAAATCAGCAATCTCTGAAATTCCTCCAGCACCAGTGTGAATAAAATTCAAGGCTTTATTTACTCCATCGAAAAAATTATTAGGTCTTCCAAATAATACTCCGTCTTGTTTGTATTCCTGTCCTATTTTTATTTTTTTCTTGTCAACCTTAATTACCTTGTTAGTGGCTTGGGATATTCCTCCACTTAAATTTGGCATTTGAGGCTCGTCCACCTCTTCGTACGGAACATCATCTTGTCTTAATGTTGGATATGAAAATGTAAAATTTACAGTTCT